TTACTTGGTCGGCGTTACGAGTTTACCTTTACGGTGCCGAACGTACCGTTGAGTCATTTTTTCATCTGCATGGCCGAGCTGATCTTTAGTTGCAGCCATACCTGCGTGCTCTTCTTTATCTGTACCTGCTTTGGCACGTAAATCACGGAACTGAAAATCTTCCTTTTTTATTCCTGCTATTTCTCTTGCCTTGTCAAATCTTGAGCGTAGCGCATCGCTGGTCAAGGGTTGACCATCCTCATTTACTATAAGTGCAGTGCTTACTATTTCGTAGCCTCGTTTGCGCGTATGGATGCGTTCAATCACCTTAGTTAGTTCTCCTTCAATGGTAATTCTTAGCTTTTTGCCGCGCTTGTTTTGCGTTATCCATATTGCGCCTTCTTTAATATGACCCTCATCAAATTTAAGTACATCAGCAGGTCTCTGTCCTGTCAAATAGGCCAAGTCCATCGCGTCACGCAATGGCTCATCGGCAGCTTGGCGCACAAGTTGGTATAACTCATCTTCAATATAGATGTCACGCCCAGTTTCTTTGAAGTTGCTTATACCGGTACATGGATTTGATACTTTCGTAAACCCCTTTCTACGCGCAAAATTCCAGATATGCGAAAACAGCGCTTTTTCCCGGTTTGCCCGTACTTGCCCTTCATTGCCTTTGATAGGTTTTCCCTTCGCTTTGAATCTTTTGATGGTGTCCTGTACGCGCCAATCGAGATAAGCACTAATATGGTGAGGTTCAATATCGTTTAGTGTCGCTGGAGGATTGTCAAAGAACTCATAGAGTTTAGCTAATTCCTGCAAATTATCTTTTTGTGTACGAGGTGCTTTTTTAGGTAATTCTTCTCGTTGATAACGTTCAGCGACATAACGAAACGTAATATGTTCTTGATAGGCACACTGATTATCCAGGGTGAGTTCAGCCCATTTTTTCATGGCTAATGGATAATCTGAGCCAAGAGGGATTTCACGTCGGGGAGTCTTGCCCGTATCGAGATAGTAATATGTGCCGGATGGGCGGTGGCGTGCTCGCATGCCAGTGGGCAAGTTCAGATTACGGCTAGGTTTCCGTCCCATAGCCTAGCTACTTTGCTTTAAGCACGGCAGGCGACCAGCCACGGGTGGAGTGGGGTATTGCTGAATGTTTACGACCTTCAATCGCCACTTTAGTGACAATAGCTTGTCCTGTGGCGTTGACAAAATGCGCAATACCCATGTTTTTCAATGCTCGGATTTGCGCATTTTTCATCTTACGGCCAGTTAAATGTGCCACTTCATCACGACTCAGGAATACAGGTTCAGCCATTTTCTTTACCAATTGCCTTGTTTTACACTTATGCGGCTGCACTATCTAAGCTGGTATAGCCATTTTTTTCATGCCATTTTTTCCAGCCCTTGACCCACTCAATGCACAATTCTCCAGCCATTACCGGGCAATCGGCTTGCGACCTGCCTTCGCTGGCTGCTTGGTAGCCGTCGTTGTAGGCTTGTTGTAAGTCTGCGTTAAGTGGCGTATGCGCGATAGCGACGGCTTTGGTGTCAATGGTGTTATTTTCATCGCTGTTGATTTCTGTGTCGTGCATGCCTTTGCCGCTACTGTTTGGGTCATATTCATGACCTAAGTCCATCACACGTTGGTCAGACTCCCCTTGAATTTCGTCCATACTTGCTGTGTGTTGCTGATGGTTAGCCACTATCACTAGCACAGATTCGCCGCGCGCCTTGAATAGTTCGGGCAGGTTTGGTTCAATGCCGCTGAATTTGACGACAGCTTTCACGCCGTCCTTGATTGTGATCTGATCGAGGCCGCCGGCTACGACAATGCGGCCTTCGCTAGCGATCAAATGTACGGCCATCTTTACATTGGTTTCTACCGCGATTGCGTAAGCGGTCGATGACATCATCCTGTTTCATTTTTGGCAGTTTTATCCATAGATCGGGAAGTAGTTTGATTTCCTGCACAAGCGCTTGCAGCAGATCGCAACCCACGGTTTCAGCAGTCATATTTAGAGTGGCTTTAAAGTCATCTTTATGGATAGTCATGGCATGGATTTCCTTAATTCATCATTAGTTATGTGTGAGAAGTCTTAAATGCATCCGCTTATATTCACTTTATGTTGCTTGCAGGATGTTCATGACGAGGGCGTGGCTTTAGCACTAGCTCGCCGTTAGCCTCTGTCATTTCACGGGCGTGGATTTCGGCCAATTCATCGGTGCTTGGCTCCCATTTTTCAGATTGCTGAGATGGGGTTGATTTGGGTGTGCTAGTGGTAGCGCCACGAATTTCGCCGCTGTCTTGTTCTGTTGCCTCAACGGCAGCAGGGGCCAAGGACTTTCCGGATTGCACGATTTTGGCAAGGTGTGCCTCATTGGTACGCAGCGATTCGCTAGTGACACTGGCGATAGTGCCGTCAGGGTGGATGTCGATAATGTCGGCTACTTCATCAGCGGTTTGCAGTCCCATCGAAAGTTCAGGCGCATAGGCGCGGCACCACCACGCGCCAGCGCGATACATCAACATCTGCTGTGGGATAGATTGCCACTTGCTGCCGTTTTTGCCGTACCAACCTTCTTTTTTTGCAATGGCAATCGTGATGTCCGTGCCGACTAGCTTTTCTCCTGTGGCTTTTTCGACAGCCCAGGCACGGCAGCCCCAACCGTCGGTGCCTCGTTCTCCGAAGAACTCATAGCGTAGCGCGGAGAAGCGACCACAAGTATTCACGGTAGCGATGAGGAACTGGCTTGACCACGTTGGCTTGCCGTGTACGATGACCAGGTTCTGCATGATCATGAGTGGATCGGCACCTACGCGTTGCGCCATGTTCAGCGCGATAATGCAGTTGGGAAGATTGCCCTGGTATTCCTTCGGCACAAGTTGCGATGCGGCGAGCATCTTGGCGGCACGTTGGGCAAGCTCAAACCCTTGTGAATCAGTGAGCGCGACCGCATAGCGTTGAGGTACTTCGGGGGATGGTCGGCGTATTTCGGCCAGGGTGGTTTGTTTTGCTGATGCACTCATCGTTAAAATTCCTTATTGACGGAACTTGCAGGTGTGGAAGGCGGCGCAGTAACGCGCATGGCACATCATCGATTTTGGATTGCCCCAAAACGTACCTGAGTGAATAATGTTGGCGGCATGCTCGAGGATGCCAGGTGACTCACTATCCCCTAGGAGTACGGCGCGTGCTCCGGAAATTTCGCCCGTACCTATGCGTTGTGAGGTTGACTTTTTTGCCGTGTTCATCCCTATGATTTGCGCTGGTGCGGTAATCGATAGGCCACTAGCTTGTTCGGCCAGTAGTTCATAAACGCCCATTTGATAAGCGTGTCCAGCAGTTTTAACGTTGCCATCTGAGCCAACAGCGGCTTTACCCGTTTTGAGATCGCATATCGATAGTCCTTTATCAGTTTCACGCACGCGATCAGTCGTGCCAGTCAGAATCAAGCCAAGATCGCTGATTTCCAGTTGCTCACATTCAATCTCAACAGCGCGATAATGCTGATGCGGTGCAATCTTCTTGCAATACTTAGCGTGTAGTGACAAGGCAATTTTTTCAGCGTCATGGGGTGTGTCGTCTTCCCATATTACGTCTTCGTTAGGCTGTTTTATCGTATCGACGGCAGCGGCGGCGGCTTCATCAATGGTAATGCCGGTACCATCTATATTGGACTGGTCGAAAATAGCCGTGCTGGCATGTATGGCTTTGCCGAGTATGGCCTTACTATTCGATGGCACACGCTTACCTTCGAGGTGGGTAGCCGCCCAAGACGCCGGACAATCGAACAGTTTGCCAAGGCTTGAGGCACGGATGATGACAGAGGGCATATCATTTCCTTAGTTAGGATTTCTGACTTCTGAGAGTGATAGGTACAGCTTGTTCATTCACGGGGCCTATTCGGCTGCTGGCAAAGATTTAGCTCAGTTTGCTTACCTTGCTCATAGCCTTGCTCCCAAGCTTTCATTTCGGCTTTTTGTTGGACAGTGATCTGCTCTGATTCGAGATCGCCTTGTGCAGCTAAGGCAGCGGCCATCAAAATGAAGAGAAAGAATAGGGCGGCACTAATCCAAAAATATTTATCAAGGAATCGTTCGAAGGTCGGAGTACGATTTGATGAGGTAGATTGAGTGCTCATGCTGCTTCTCCTTGGCATTGCTTCAATTCTTTGTAGAGCTGCTCGACTTCTTCTTGCGTCGCTGCTATTTCTTCTTGCGTCACTGCTATTTTTTGTTGTTTCAAACAGATTTGATCCTCAAGAGCGCAAAGCTTTTGTTTAAGCTTTGATGATTCAGATGTTTGATGGCGTATAGGTTGCTTTGAGTAGGTGAGACAATTCTCGATCTGCTCAGGCGTTGGCTTTTTCCAGTTCGTAATTTTTCCGGTATTCATGTCGATGGCGAGCATGAAGTAATGACTGCATGGCTGAAGAGGGATGAAATCTGGCAAGAAATCTTCATAAACTGCCAATCCACAGCCGTCTTGGTTGATTAAAAATGCACCGAATTCACCTCGTTCTTTGATGTAAAGGTTGAGTGTTTTGGTTTGGGCCGACACTCTCTTGTTCATTCTGGTTTCCATGTTTATCTCTCCTTGCTGCTAAGGGTTTCTCACGCTTTAGGTACATGCGAATGAAAGTGATTAAGCGCTGCGTTGTAGTGATTAATTCGCTGTGCGTAATAGGTGGCATGATTTAAAAGATGGCCAGTTTTTTTCTCTAAAAAACGCTCGTAAGCATCAGCTATTAGTTGAGTTGCTTTACCTTGTGCCGCTTCTTTAAGTGCTTTTTCTTTGACTTGGTTGGGTAAGTTATCTAGTTCTTCCAGCAGATCATCGAAGATCAGTTCTCGTTGTGCTGCTTCTTCGGCTAGGTTGTAAGCTTCGTCCGCTTCCTCTTGCTTTCTTTCCAATAGCGCTTGCATGGCGTCGTAATGAGTCTCGACTTGGTGCATGAATTTGTGAGCGTTCATCAGAAATGCCTCCCTAGCCAATAGCAGGTTGTACGAAAGGCAATATTTACTTTTTCAAAGCCGCTGATGGCATGGGCTACCCGCTCTGCGGCTAATGATGTTGACTTGCCTTGAGTCAGTGCTTCTCGATAAGTTGCTGTTTCTGTAAAAAGCTTGTTACAAGCTGCTTCGACTGACCGTAGGTTTTCTTCTTCGACCTCTCTTCTTTCATCAGGAGAAAGGCTTTGTAGATGATTTTTGGAATAGTTCATCATCAGCTCCTATTGATTCATTGCCTAATCGTTGCATTACGCAATGCCTCTCGCGAAGTAGAAATAAACTTGTGCGTTGGTGATTGCGTGAGTGGTAATTTAGTAAATAGTAAACTATAAGTCAAGTAATTTATAAACTATTTCGCTAAACTTTTTCAAATATTTTGCAAGGGACGTAAAAAAACCCGCCGAGGCGGGTTTAGTGTAAAGAGCATTCTCTAAGCATTTATCTCTAGGTTGGGAGCGTTCACTGTCGTTTTGTTATATTTTTGACAGAGCTAAAGCATCTGCTGTGGATCAGGGAAATGTTGGTCGAAATGAGAGTTTTTTAATCACCACGGCGTCAAATTGTGCATTTGCTTTAGCAATGGCCGCTGCTGCTTCATTACGTTGCTTAAAGAATTTCCAACTCCGATAAACTGACCATCCACTCCATAGAACAATCGATGGGACAATTGTTTCTCCGGACGAAGATTGAATTAATGCAGCGAGAATCGGCGGCCCAAACACAAGCACAATTGGAAATGTAAGCATGATCGCTTGCCAAGGCTTTTTCTGCGGCACCAAAGAATGCGCATACTCCAGCGCGCGCACAGCTTCCCCAATGCCTGTTACTTTGCCATGTGCTAAGCTCAACCGCTCTTCGAGCGCATACAACGCCTGCATTGATCGCTCTTTGCTTTGGGCAGTAAGATTGCCAGTGTCTTCGTATAGCTGAAAAGCTAGGTTGATTTCTTTAAGATATGGCTGCAAGTCGCTTGAGAGCGCGCTATCCTCGATCTTAGCGAGTGCATTAACGGCTTCGCACTCGCTAACATAAATGCCATGCGACCAGAAATATTTAACCACAGCGTCGCTCAAACGGCTGTCCAGGTTGCCTGCAAAGTCAGTATTTGCTTGTGTGCGCGCACTCAAAGATGGTGCGATGCCAGCTTGGCGCTTTGTATATTTATTTATGTTGACTGTATGTCGAATTCCTGTGCCTGGTATGCTAAACGTCACGCGTCCACGCGTATTATATGTAAGCCCTTTGCCACCAATCGACGTACTTAATCCATTTTTCGATAAATTGACGCGCACGCCTGGCGCAATTTTGAAAGATTTTCTGAAGCCCCAACCCATGTGTTACTTCCTTTTTTAAGAAATGGTTTCTTACAATGTTGCTGTTTAATAGTGCTGCGACAAAAATACCAAACCATCTCAAAATTTTCTTCATTGTTGGTTCCCTTCGAAGGCGACAAAACGTTATCGTTTCAGATGGCGCGGCTCACGATTATGATGAAGTCGTTAGGCTGTAAAACATTGTCAAAAGGGGAATTTTATCGAGATTATTACTTAGTCTAATCCAGGCTTGACCTTATCCTGTCATACAAAATCTCACTGAAACTTTTATAACCATTTCATTTTTAAAGTTATTTTGATTTAAATTTGGCATAAAAAACGTTAATGAAATGGCAAAACTATGCGGCTTGTGTCGTTAGCAGAGCAGTGCAATATTTGCCTGTGCCAAGGTCTACGCCTCAATAGTTGGGTGTTTAGATGACCTGAGTTAGGTTAAACAAGAACAATTTAAATATGGGGGAGGAAGAAAGAAGACTATCGATCTTTAGGGAAGAGACGTGATTAAAATGCTGCGAAAGATACTCCCTGCCAGCTCACCAGAACTTTTTCAACGACCATGCTGCTAGAACGCGGCCACATATCACGACTGCATCAGCGTCCTCACTGCTAAGTCGTTCAGTCTCATAGGCACGGTTATCACTAATAATGGCAAGTGCACCTCCGTGCAGCTTCTGGAGGCGCTTGATCTGCACATCACCATTATGTGCTATTACATAGATTCCATCGCCACTGTATGTGCAGACTGTGGTATCCACAAACAGCACGTCACCGTTTTCAATCGTACCTTGCATTGAGGTACCGCAAGCCGAAATTAGCTTGATGCGGGAGAGATCGCCGCCGAGTGCGGTGCTTGCCCAAGATTTCAGTACATCGACCCGCCTTATAATCTCTGCGGATTCCCTTCTATCAAACTCTTCACCGGCGGCGACCTCGACGTTGAGTAGGTTAAAACCTACGTACTCAGAGTTTACGGTGGCCTCTTCGGTTAAAGACTGAGGAGCATCATCGGGCGAAGTGTCTAGATACCCGCTACCCATCTCATAGGTTTGCTCAAGCCGACGCGCTGCTTTTTCACCAAATGAAGCTTTCCCGCTCATGAGTTGCGACAGATAACTCTTCTCTTTTTCAGGGATAGACTTATTTAAAAACCACTGCTTTAAGCGGGAGCGTCGAATATCTCTTATATCCATATTCTCATTTTGATTAATGAAAATTTCACAAGCAAATACTTGATATTTTGTTTACTATTTAATAAACTTAGTTAATCGGTTGATACTGAGGTAATCCAACATGAACCTAAAAAGCTACCTTGCAACGCTTAAACGGGGCGCTTCAACTAGCCTTGCCTCAAATCTTGGCATCTCGCTTTCTTACTTATCACAATTGGCATCAGGGAAGGCGCCAATCTCTGCCGCTCGTTGTATATCAATCGAACGGTTCACCAATGGCGCTATCACCCGTCGCGATCTGCGGCCGGACGACTGGCACTTGATCTGGCCTGAACTGGCTGAACAAGAATAGTCCCGGTACGTAAAGCTATCGATCTTTACCGCTGCGCCTACTAAGGAAAGGCAGAGGCGATGATTCAATGGCTCAAAATTTCTCCGGAATTGTATCCGGCAGAGTTTTCATTAGCCCAATGAATTGAGCAATTTGAAGGCCACGCTTCTCATTTGGAACTTGAAGAGTTGCCTCGCATTGACTGACCTTTCCTTTTCAGTCAGCTATGCATTCGTATTACGAGTATTTCGATAAAAAATTTTTACCCAAAACGACGACACAACACGAGACAAATAATTTGACGCAGGATGATCCGATGCAGCGAGAACTAAACCTGAAGCCAGAAATGCAGCGGGTGGACATATGCTCTATCGATGCGCAGCCGTCATTCACAGCAGCCATTCGATTATGTCAGCAACTTTCCGGTCTTGAAGACAAAGAGATCGTTGGAAAGCGCGGCATTGTACCTGACCTGGCGCAATGGTCACGCATCACTAGAAGCGGCCGACATTACTTTCCGCAGGACAAACTGAACGCCTTTATGGATTTGTGCGGGAATGAAGTGCCATTAATTTGGCTGGCCCGATCGCGTGGGTACGATCTTAGACCACTCGAAACCGAAATGGAGCGGCGCTTGTGCTTGGAGCGGGAGAAAACCGACAAACTGGAATACGAGAATTTATTACTCAAAAAACTTCTGATGGGAAAGATGGAATGAGAAACGCCGTTACTGAAACCTCCTGCACTGCTTTCCACTCACTGTCCGTGAAGGGTTATTTGCAGCCCAAAGAACGTGAGGTGATGGCTGTGTTTGAGCGCGCTCCTGGTGGACGCTACACGCGGCCGCAACTTTCTGAGATCACCGGCATGCCACTGCACTGCATCTGCGGTCGCGTGCGATCACTACTCGATAAAAAACAGATCGTTGTACACGGCGAGACCATCCATCCAGCCACACGCAAGCCACAAGAGTTGCTCGGACTGCCAGTTGTCGGTGAGGGAATGTTGTTTTAACTGCTGAATCACACCGGATTTTCGGGCGTTACCCCAAGCAGTTCTGCATCACAGATTAGACAGACAGCAAGCACAACAAAGGTTGATCGCATGAACTATTACGAGCACCACATTGGGGATTATGCTGAAGCGACTTCCCATCTTAGTTTTATGGAGGACGCTGCCTATAGTCGACTCATCCGGAAATATTATGCGCGAGAAAGTCCTTTACCTGCCGACCCCAAGGTTGTACAACGTTTGGTTGGTGCTCGCACTAAGAAAGAACGTGAGGCAGTCAACACGGTGCTCGAAGAGTTTTTCATTCTGCAAGAAGATGGTTGGCATAACTACCGTTGTGATAAGGAGATTAGCCAATATAGGGAAGGAGATGCGGAGCGTGAGCAAAAAGCTGCGCACGAGAAAGAGCGTATGCGCCGCCATCGAGAAGAGCGTTCGCGTCTATTTGCTGAACTGCGAGAACTTGGTTTTACGCCGAAATGGGACACACCTGTTGCACAACTAAGAGAAATGCTCAAGGACAACGCAAGCGCAGATGAAACGCAACCAGGTATTGAACAAGAACAGACCTGTAACGCACCTGCAACGCGAACAGGTGCCGACCAAGAACGCACCTGTAACGCACCTGCAACGGCTAACCATAAACCAATAATATTACTAACACTCCTACTAAAGTAGTCGTGTTAGTAAAACCGGAACAGCAACGAACTGAAACAAGAACAGCTGAGCAAAATCGTATTGGTTTGCTTTGCCAGAAGTTGCGTCAACTTGGGATTGACGCCAATCCTCAGATGCCGACGTGGGCAGAACTGATACCGCGTTATTCTGATGAACAGATCATCGCCTGTGCAGAATCGACACGTCACACTAAACCCGATCAGCGCATTCATCTTAATTACCTGATTCCAAAACTGGCAGATACCGCTTTGCCAAAGACACGAGTAAAAGATCGTCGCTGGCCGCCCCGCGCAGAAAATTTTGACAAGATTGATTACGGAAAAGGTGGAAGGCTATGAAGTCACTGGCAGAAGTGGGTATTTATGCTGAACCTAAAATTCGCATAAACAGGTGTGCTGAGCATGGTGAATACGAAGCCAGATGTTTTATCAATACGATCTGGTCAAAATGCCCCGCGTGTAATAAAGAAATTCAAGCGCGTGAAAAAGCCGAAGCAGAAAAAAAAGAGCGTGAGGCAAAGTTGCAGGCATGGCGTAGAAAAATCGGCGAAGCGGGGATCCCGTTGCGATTCCAAACCCGCGGTTTGAAATCTTTTATTGCGCAAACGCCCGCCCAAAGGCACGCGCTGGCCTTTGCGTTGGCCTATGCAGATGGATTTGATGACGTGTTGAAAACTGGGCGTTCTGCTGTATTTGTAGGTAGACCTGGGACGGGAAAAGCGCATTTATCGACAGGGATTGGGCTACGAATTATGCAGCGCGACAATCGTAGCGTGCTTTTTATTTCAGTGCTGCGCGCTATCCGGCGCATCAAGGAAACGTGGCGCAAGGACAGTGAAGAAACGGAAAGCGAAGCAGTTGCAGCACTGGTTTTTCCAGATTTACTCATTCTTGATGAGGTTGGCCAGCAATTCGGCTCTGATACTGAAAAATTGATTTTGTTCGATGTACTCAATGAACGTTATGAAAAACGCAAACCAACTTTGTTGCTCGCCAACATTCCACTTGAAGACTATGAAGACGAGGGGCGTATAAAGCCCGGTCTTAAATCATTTCTTGGAGAACGAATCATTGATCGATTGCGCGAGGATGGTGGTGAGTTTGTTGTTTTCGATTGGGGAAGCTATCGCGGAAAAGAAATGGCATGAAATATAACTCAAGCATAGGGCAGCACATGGTCGAAAAAACGGGAATTAAGAATATATGAATTGCACGAGTATCAAAAATCGAAAACGGTGAACACATCGTATTAATTCCAAGTAAATCATCTAACTTCATTTGATTTTTTTCGGACTAGAAAATGCCTGACGCCATTACTTTTACCATCCCAGGCGAACCGGTCGCAAAAGGTCGTGCTCGTTCATTCGTTAGAAATGGCCACGTCGCGCATTACACCCCGCAAAAGACTGCTAGATATGAAAACCTTGTGCGATTAGTTGCGCAGCAAACGATAGGTGAGAAAGCACCCATAGAGTGTGCGGTTGTGCTGATTGTTAGAGCGTTCTTTTCTATCCCCTCAAGCTGGAGCCTTAAAAAGCAGAGGGCCGCAGCCATAGGTGAAATTGCTCATACCAAACGTCCAGATCTAGACAACATCGTTAAGTCCATTAAGGACGGCGCGAATGGTGTGGCGTGGAAAGATGATTCACAAGTGGTTGACGTGCGTGCCAGCAAGCGATATGGCACGCCTCGTGTCGAAGTAGAAATACTAGTTGGATAGGCTAATTTTCAGAAGGGAGATATGGATATTAAATTCAAGAGCGCTTTTGATGTGGTGCGTTTCGCGTTGTGTTATTCGCATCAACAATATGGTGAAACACTCATGGCGAAGCACCTACGTGGTGAGCCTTCTGAAAAGGGGAGGGGATTGGTTGGCCTTGATGGCGCTGGTCAAGCTGGTCAAATTCGCCGTGAACTGTCTGAGCTTCCCGACTTATATCACGCTGTATTGGTCGCACGCGCAGCGTTGCCAGATATACCGTGCGATTGTGGAAGGCTCTGTTGCTCCAAGCATAAGACGAATGAAGAATGGCGCGCGGCTATTGTCTGGTTAACGGATGCCTCTGTGGCTTATGTCTCTGGTTTTTCGCATTATCAACTAAGGCGTGCCATTATCGAAAAGCTATTCAATAAAAAAGGCAAAAAGCTAACTGAAATCTCTAAGTGTTGTGGTGTGCATGAAAATACTGCTAGCAACCATCATCGTGCTATCCGTCGATGGATTTTTGGCGACTCGAAAACCAATGAATCTGGAATCGAAACTACAGCGTGGACATTAGTAGAGAGGCGATTTACTGAGCTTGGTTTGCTTGAAGATGCATCAATAGTTAGAGTTGCCTCATAAAATTTTAGTTATTAACGCCTCACCCGACGATAGAGCATAATTCATCTTGACAGAAAGTAGTTTATAAAATACATTTTTCATTATGGCTATAGAACTAAAACAAACGGAAGCATTCAGAAAATGGAGAATGCGGCTTAAAGATGAACGGGCGCGAGCATTAATCGCATCTCGTCTAGATCGCCTGGCTTATGGCCATACAGGAGATGCCGAGGCCGTAGGGCAGGGGATTAGCGAATTACGTCTCCACTATGGCCCCGGATACAGGATTTACTTTCAAAAACGGGGTAACACAATTATTGTTCTGTTATGTGGGGGCAATAAAAGTACGCAAGCAAGTGACATCAAGAAAGCGCAACGTTTAGCCGATGAATGGAGCGAAGGAAATGGCTGAAAAATTGACAACTTATGATCCAGCAGAAGATCTAATTTCTGAAGAAGCTCATGCTCTTTTTATGGCAGAAGCATTCAAGACAGGCGATGCCGGATATATTGCCCATGCGTTAGGTGTTGTTGCCCGAGCCAAAGGGATGAGCCAAATTGCGAGCAAAACAGGGCTTTCTAGGGAGCAACTTTATCGCTCTTTCAGCGAGCAAGGCAACCCTACTTTAAAGACAACGCTAGCAGTCATGAAAGCGCTTGGAATCGAACTTACAGCCTCAGTACATCCATCGCCTGCATGCTGATAAATTTTCTTGCGCTGCTTTAGAAAAAGCCATTTTTGCATTTAATAAAGCCTCTGCTCTTGCGCGAGATAGTCAGAAAAAAATCTTGACATTGTGTGAAATACCCACAATAATCGCCAATATTCGATACACGTAATACGTGCGTCCAAAGCCCACCAAGTGTGGGCTTTTTGCATTTCCGCCCCTATTTTTCCTTCGACGCCTTTCAGGTGACTTTGAAACCCGTGTCCAGCTTTATGTTGGTGCGGGTTTCGCTTTTTTGATTTGTGTTCATGCGCGATTTGACTATCAGAATGCGTCTAATCGAGGCGCTGATTCCTTATGCGCGTAATGCGCGTACCCACTCAGACGCTCAGGTTGCACAAATTGCTGCGAGCATCCGTGAATTCGGATGGACAAACCCGATTCTGGTGGATGGCGACAACGGGATTATTGCTGGACATGGCCGTGTTTTGGCTGCCTACAAGTTAAGCCTTAAGGAAGTGCCGTGCATCGAAATTAAAGACATGACCGAGGTGCAGAAACACGCCTATATCATCGCTGACAACAAGTTAGCCGAAAATGCCGGGTGGGATAATGAACTGTTGACGTTGGAACTAGGTGAACTTAAAGCCTGCAAATTTGATCTCGACCTGATCGGCTTCGACGCTGAGGATTTGAGTAAATTGCTTGAGTCAGACGCTAAAGTAGGTTTGATCGACGATGACAACGTACCTGAGGTGGCCGAGGTTACCGTATCCTGCCCAGGCGACTTGTGGGTATGTGGTGACCACCGAGTGATGTGTGGCGACAGTACTGATATTAAGGATGTGGAACAGCTAGTAGATGGCAGTAAAGTGGATTTGATCATCACGGATCCCCCCTACAACGTTACCTACGAAGGCCGCACTGCCGAAAAGCTGACATTCCAGAACGACAGTATGAGTGCAGAGGACTTCTATCGCTTCCTACTGGCGGCCTACGGCGCAATGTTCGCCGTTGCGAAGGATGGGGCAGGGTTGTATGTATTCCACGCCGACACCGAGGGTATGAACTTCCGTAAAGCAATGGCCGAGGCTGGCTTCAAGGTGGCGCAGTGCTGCGTCTGGGTCAAGCAGACTTTCGTAATGGGACGACAGGATTACCACTGGCAACATGAGCCAGTGCTATATGGCTGGAAGGCCACCGGCGCGCACCGCTGGTATGCTGATCGCAAGCAATCCACAGTCTGGCAGTTCGACCGCCCGCAGCGCAATGATGTGCATCCGACGATGAAACCCGTTGAGTTGATCGAGTATCCCCTTTGCAACAGTAGCCGTGCCGGCGACATAGTGCTTGATCTGTTCGGCGGCTCCGGTTCAACCTTGATCGCGTGCGAGAAGCGCGGTCGGGCAGCCCGGTTAATGGAGCTTGATCCTAAATACTGCGACGTGATTATCCGTCGTTGGCAAGAATTCACTGGGCAGCAAGCAATGTTGGCCAAAGACGGGCGAACATTTTCACTAATAAAAAAAGAACGCATGGAGACTACACATGTCGGGTGTGAAAGGTAAATCAGGTGGAAAGCGTGTGGGAGCTGGGCGCTCAGTCTTTAAACCTACGGAAGAACAGCGCGAACTTGTGATGCAACTAGCCGCATTCGGCCTACGCCATTCGGAAATTGGCCTGTTCATCAAAGACATCAAGGGGAAACCTATTTCTGAGCCGACAATACGCAAGAACTTTTCCGTAGAACTAGCCACTGGTAAATTGAAGGCAAACGTCAAAGTCGCACAGACGCTGTATAAAAAAGCGATTGGTGGCGACACCACATCAATTATTTTCTGGTTGAAGTCCCAGGCTGGCTGGAAGGATATGCAGCGGGTCGAGTTGACGGGAAGCGGCGGTGGGCCGGTGCAATCAATTGCTATTACAACCAATGATCCAATCGAGGCAGCAAAAATCTATCAGCAAATGATGAATTCATGAGATGCCTATTCCGTTCCCCTTTGATTTTCGACACCCTGATTATGTGCAGGTATTTGAATGGCGAGCGGAGAGACTACGGCGAATTCGCGCTAACCCATCGATACTAACAGCGCTGAAGACGTTCTACCGAGATAATCCAGCGCAGTTCATTATCGATTGGGGCATGACGTTCGACCCACGCAACGTCGAGCGCAGATTACCTGCTGCCATCCCGTTTTTGCTCTTCCCGAAACAGGAGGAATGGATTGATTGGTTTTTAGACAAGTGGCGTACGCAATCCCCAGGTATCACGGAAAAATCCCGCGATATGGGGTTAAGCTGGCTCACTGTCGGCATAGCAGCAACGATTTGCCTTTTTCATGACGGCGTAGTAGCGGGGTTTGGTTCACGCAAAGAAGAATACGTCGACAAAATCGGTTCGCCGAAGTCACTGTTCCACAAAGCACGAATGTTTTTGACGTTTTTACCACCTGAATTTCGCGGAGGTTGGGATGCGTTGAAACACGCACCACACATGCGGATCAATTTCCCAGAAACTGGTTCTGTGATGGCCGGGGAAGCAGGTGATGGTATCGGTCGCGGGGACAGAGCAAGTTTTTATTTTGTCGATGAGGCAGCGTTCCTCGAACGCCCGCTGCTGGTAGATGCGTCACTATCTCAAACAACGAACTGCCGACAAGATATTTCGTCGGCGAATGGCATGGCAAATCCGTTTGCACAAAAACGGCACGCAGGCAAAATTCCGCTGTTTACATTTCACTGGCGCGACGATCCGCGCAAGGATGACGCTTGGTATCAAGAGCAAAAACGCAAGATCGATAACCCCGTAATCGTCGCGCAGGAAATCGACATTAGCTATACGGCGTCCGTCGAAGGCATCCTAATTCCAAACGAATGGGTTCAGTCCGCCATCGATGCCCACAAGAAGCTAGGTGTGGTACCCACTGGCATCCGTCGCGGCGCACTAGACGTCGCCGATGAAGGTATTGATCTGAACGCCTTTTGCGGTGCGCACGGGATTTTGGTTGAACACATTGAATCATGGTCGGGTGAAGGCTCCGACATCTACAAAACAGTCGAGAAAGCCTTTGATCTTTGCGACACGCACAATTACAGCTCGTTCGACTATGACTCGGATGGCCTTGGCGCTGGCGCTCGTGGTGATGCGCGAGTGATCAATGAAGGACGCAAGAAACGCGGTGCGCGTGAGATTGTTGTTTTGCCGTTTCGCGGTTCAGGCGGCGTGGTGAATCCGGCTAAGGAAATGGTAAACGGCCGTACCAATCAAGATTTTTTTGTGAATCTGAAAGCGCAGTCCTGGTGGGCATTACGTACTCGGTTTCAGAAAACGCATCGAGCTGTCACTGACAATCTTCCTTTTGAGGATGACGAGATTATTTCGCTCTCAAGTGAATTGCCGGAACTCGTACGTCTCACGACCGAGCTTTCGCAGCCTACCTACACGATCAACGGCGTTGGCAAGATCGTGGTAGACAAAACCCCTGCAGGTACGCGCTCGCCAAACCTTGCCGATGCTTTAATGATTCGCTTTGCGCCAAAGGAAAAGAAGCCGCGCGGTTTCTTCGATCTGGATTAGGATGGATATGTTCAACTGGCTCAACCGCCAAGCCGACTCATCAAAAGCCTCCGAGATTAAAAAATCCGGGGGCTTTTTTACGACCGAGCACGATTTACGCGTTGGTCAAAGTAAGGTGTGGGAGCATTTGCAGGCATCAGCCTTTCAAAGGAATGCAGCCGAGTTTGCTACATCTGATGCGGGGATGGATGCGAACGATATTGCCGATAGTGTAAAGCGTGTGCATGCGCTAAGGCAGGAGAATATGCCAGCAGCTCAAGTCGGTTGGTATGCCTCACAAAGCTTTATCGGCTACCAACTCTGCGCACTGATTGCGCAGCACTGGTTAGTGGACAAAGCATGCGGAATGCCAGGTAAAGATGCTATCCGCAAAGGTTATAGGGTGACGGTCAACGACGGCACAGAAATCAATGCCGACGTAGTTGATGCCATACGTAAAGAAGATAAGCGATTCCGAATCAATTACCAAATGCGTGAATTCGTGCGCATGGGCCGTGTATTTGGCATTCGCATTGCCATGTTCATCGTCCAATCAACAGATCCTGAGTATTACGCTAAACCGTTCAACCCTGACGGTGTGACACCAGGTAGTTACAAAGGTATTAAACAGATTGACCCATACTGGATTGTGCCAGAACTGAACACAACAGCAGTCACCGATCCAACAAGCCTCAATTTCTATGAGCCGACTTACTGGCGAGTGAATGGCAAACCCATTCATCATTCGCACCTGATTATTTTCCGCACGGGCGAAGTGCCCGATGTGCTGAAACCGACCTATTACTACGGTGGGGTGTCGATACCCCAAAAGATTTTCGAGCGTGTCTATGCATCAGAGCGCACTGCTAATGAGGCACCTTTGCTTGCGCTGTCCAAGCGCAGCACGGTAGTTCATATGGATGTCGATAATGCCGTTGCCAACCAAGCGAAGTTCGAGCAGCGTATGGCGACCTGGGCACATTACCGCGATAACCATGGGATCAAGGTAGTGGGCACAGAAGAGCAAATCGAACAATTCGATACGGCTCTGGCAGATTTTGACGCCGTCATCATGACGCAATATCAGCTTGTCGCTGCTGCAGCAAACGTCCCGGCAACCAAACTCCTTGGCACATCTCCCAAGGGATTTAATGCGACTGGCGAGTTTGAAGAGGCGAGCTATCACGAAGAGTTGGAAAGCATACAAGCCCATGATTTGGCGCCGCTTTTAGACCGCCATCACTTACTCGTCATTCGCTCTGAAATTGCACCTAAATTTAAGCTAGAACCATTTGAGACAACTGTTGCCTGGAATCCACTTGATTCAATGACGGCAAAAGAACGCGCAGAAGTGAACAAACTAGAGGCAGAAACCGGGGCTATTCTGGTGGAATCCGGGGCCATTGATGGAATAGATGAACGTCGGCGTATTACGCAAGAACCCAATAGCGGTTATACGGGCATTGAGGAAATCATATCTGCCGATCCAATAGACGATCCAGACGACGAATTGCCAAAAGATGATGATGGTGATGGCTCGTAAGTTGTTAACCCGAAAAAAAGCAGCTTGGGTAGATCAATTTAAGCCAGCCTTGTTGCGCGGGAAGCCTCTACGCGTTAGTGCTGGCCTACAGGCACGCTATCAACAAGACCTTGACTCGCTTGTTACTGAAATGACAGCCACAACCCATAAAGAGATTGTTGCGTTATTCAAAAGTCCATCCGCCCAAGCATTCTTCGCGCAGGACGCCAGCATATCTAGTCAAGCGCGCATCCTGACCAATGCCCTGGCTCGCCGTATACGCAAACGCTTTTCGCTCAAGGCAAAAACCATTGTGGATCGCATGATTGCCGGAGCCGACAAGGCTAGTAACAGCAGCTTACATACTAGTTTACGCGATTTATCAGGCGGCTTACCGCTAAAAACCAGTGCCATTCCACCAAGCACGAAAGAAATATTGGCCAGTTCGATTAATGAGAACGTCAGTTTGATTAAGTCAATTGCCGATCAATATTTGGCTGATGTGCAAGGTGCCGTGATGCGCGCCATTACCAGCGGCAACGGACTAGAAGATTTGATTCCGTATCTGAACAAGCAAGAAGACATGACACAACGGCGTGCTAAAAATATCGCGCTTGACCAAACACGTAAGGTTTACAACAGCCTAAATAAAGGACGTTGCGCAGCAGCTGGCGTGACGCAGGGCGAATGGGTACACAGCGGCGGTGGCCTGCATCCACGTGAACGTCATTTGGATTTCAATGGTGAGCTATTTGATTTAGCCAAAGGTGCGCCCATCGGCCCCAACAACAGCTATGTGCACCCTGGCGAAGAGCCAAACTGCAAATGTACTTTTATTCCGATCATTCAATTTACCAGCGATAACGTATGACAAAGCGCGTGATCGATACCAACGGTTGGGCGGAAATTCGAGATAACCCTTTGTCAAAGGTTGGCGTGTTTCCCTATCTCGGCCGATCTATTGGTGCGCCAGAGCCAGAGCGTGTCTACATGGTTTACCGCCCTGAAGAGGAATTAGCCGACCCTGCTTGTATCGATTCCTTTAAGTTGCTGCCGTGGGTCGATGAGCACGAAATGTTAGGCAATGAAGAGACGGGATATACGGCCGCAGAAAAAAAAGGGATTCAGGGTGTTATTGGTGAAGAGGTGCACTACGACAATGGCGTACTGAAAGGCAATATCAAGATTTTCTCCGAGTCGCTCGCTGCGCTCATACAAAGCGGCAAACGTGAGTTGTCAGCGGGTTACCGCTGTCAGTATGAATTTACCAGCGGTAAATATAACGGACAACGTTATGACGCCATACAACGGAAGATACGAGGCAATCACCTTGCTTCTGTCCAAGAAGGACGCATGGGGCCAGATGTCGCCGTGCTGGATCATATGACATTTACATTCGATGCAAAGGAGCTAGTCATGGCAGATGAGAATAAACCGACAGGGGAAGATGAGGACGTGTCTCTTGCCGATGTCGTTAAGCAATTGATTCCATTAGTGCAAGCGCTGGTCGGTTCTACGCCGAACACGTCTACCGCAGCGCAGGAAGACGAGGAATTAGCCGACGCAGAAGGCCAGAAAACGCCTGTTGAAGATGACGATGACACACCACCTACCGAAGATGAGGATGCTTTAGTCACAGAAGATGACGAAGAAACCGAAGACGAGGAAGAAACAACAGAAGCCATGGACGCAGCAATCAAGGTGCTGCGTACCGCGTCGAAGTCAGTACCAAAAGCTATGCGTGTAAGCATGGACAGTGCGATTGCTGGATTGCGCAAGGCATCTGCTGCTCGCACAAAGCCAAAAAAATCCGGCAAAGCTTTTGCGACCTTCGATGCTGCCGACATCAAGGCGCTACGCACCCGTATCGCCCAACTGGAACGCGGTGCTGCCAAGGGCATCATGAGTGAAATTAGCAAGCGCGATGCGTTAGCTAACCGTCTGTCTGCTCACATAGGAACTTTCGATCATGCTGACAAGACGCTGACTGAGGTTGCGCACTATGGTGTCTCAAAACTCGGCATTTCCTGCCCCAAAGGACAAGAGATTGCTGCACTTGATGGCTATCTGCACGGTCGTGCTGTTGTTAGGCCAGGTAGCACGATTGGCATGGATGCAAAACTTCACACCTCAATCGACCTCGACAAATATTTGCAAGGAGCTTAATACCATGTCTTTTCAAACTACCGTACGCGACAACATCACGTTTGGCGTGCCAGGCGAACTGTTTTCTGATGGGCCAGTACGAGCAGAGCCGTGGACATTAATATCTACGAAACCGAATGTCATTGGCTATGCCTATACCTATGCCAATGAGGGGATGGCTCAAGTAGGCGGGAAAGGCCCATTCTTGGGTATTTTGGTTCATCCCAAGCACTACGCTTCCTACGGCACACTTGATGGCACGTTAGCGCCGACCATGGAATTAGCCAATGGCAGCATTGGCGAATTACTGACGATGGGCGCCATTATCGTCAACCTTTCTCCTCCTGCCGATGCGGGTGACACTGTCATTTATGACACCACCACAGGCGCGTTATCCGCTATCTCAGCAGGCAGTGAAATACCAAAGGGGAAAGCTAAGTTACCGAACACCGTTATTTCGCGTTACGCCTCCAACGCTTATAAACCCGCTGATCCGGAATTGACCGTGATCACCCTGACCAATTGAGGCATTGAGCATGCAAAGCAAAGAACATTCTTATATTGGGCCGCGCGCGGTACGGCCTCTCAAGTTGTCAAGTGTTGCCGGCTACCAAGACCTATCCAGGATTGGCATCGGTATGGATGGTGCCACCGTGCAACGCATGATGGCCGCGCTAGACGCCGCGTTAGTGCCAGGTTTAACTACGCCGACGATCACCACGCCAGAGCAATTTCTGCAAAATTGGCTACCTGGCTTCGTCGCCATCGCCACAGCCGCACGTACCATCGATGAGTGTGTTGGCATCACAACGGCTGGTGCTTGGGAAGATGAAGAAATCGTCCAGGGAGTCATGGAGCTTACCGGTACATCAGTGCCTTACGGCGACTATACAAACGTCCCGCTTTCCTCATGGAACGTCAACTTCGAGCGGCGTACCGTGGTACGGTTTGAAGAAGGCATGCGCGTAGGCACGCTAGAAGAAGCTCGCGCATCACGGATGAAAGTCAACAGTGCTGAAGGCAAGCGCGAAGCCGCAACATTAGCGCTAGAAATCAATCGTAATCGAATCGGCTTTTACGGTTACAACGATGGTGGCAACCGCACTTATGGCCTGTTGAACGATCCAAGCCTACCGGCATACATCACGTTATCGAAGGGGGCAGCTGGCTCGACAAAATGGGCATCAAAAACCTTTCTCGAAATCACAGCTGACATCCGCACGATGATTGCTGATCTGCGTAACCAGGCACGCGGCGTCATCGATCCGAAAAAAGAACAACTTACTCTCGCTCTTGGTACGTCAGTCGTTGATTATCTATCGGTCACCTCCAATTTCGGTAATTCCGTACAGGCGTGGTTAACAGAAACCTACCCGACAATGCGCGTTGTGTCGTGTCCAGAGTTCGATGGCGCACACGCTGGCGATAACGTAGCGTATCTCTATGCTGAAAACGTGAACGATCAATCGACCGATGGCGGTCAAACCTTCGTTCAGATCGTGCCAGCGAAATTCCGTGTACTTGGCGTACAGCAGCTTGCTAAAGGATATGAAGAAGACTACTCCAACGCGACAGCTGGCGTGATGTGTAAACGGCCATATGCAGTGGTACGCCGTATTGGGCTTTGATGGAGATAATGATGAATTATGTGTACTCAACCGCTACTTGCGATACCGCTTATGGCATTTGGATCAAAGGTGGAAACGAATTACCCATTCGCACACGAACAATCGTGATTAAAGGTGGTACGGGTGTCTCGAATAAGAACCTGATCACGCCGTATGGCACGGTGACGGAGGTTGCTGAAGAAGATTTGATTCTCCTAGAAAAAGATGAATCCTTTCAGCGTCACGTTGAACGCGGCTTTATTCGCGTCGAGCGTGCCAAGATTGCCCCAGAGAAAGTCGCTGCTGACATGACTGGTCGTGATGAGTCCTCACCGCTAGTACCACAAGACTTCGCAGAAAAGAAACGGCCCAAGACCAAAGGCGAATGATTATGGGTGTGCTCATCCAATTTGATGTCAGCGCCTTTCGCTTGTCATTTCCAGCATTCGCAAACGATGCAGCCTATTCCGATGTGTCACTCCGAGCGAATTGGGATGCGGCAACGTGCTATGTCAGTCCACAGAGTTACGGTTATCTACATGGCGAATGCCGTACGCGAGCGCTAAATCTCATGACAGCGCACTTGGTAGCGTTGGCTGACACAGTGAAAGCAGGTCAGACGCCTGGCATGGTGTCTGCCGCGACAATTGACAAAGTGACGGTAACGCTGACCCCACCACCCATCAAATCGCAGTGGCAATGGTGGTTGTCGCTCACCCCTTACGGCCAGCAGCTTTTAGCGTTGTTGTCAGCCAGCGCTGCTGGTGGTTTTTATATCAGTGGCTTACCTGAAAGCTCGGCATTTCGCCGGGTTCACGGGATTTATCGCTGAACCTTACCTCTCTTGAAAAGGGATTTTTTTACGGAGTCAATCAGATGGCTAAGGTGAGACACAAGCCTGGCCCTGATGGAGCACGCCTGCAAAAAGCATTGCAAGAAATCGGTGGCAAGGTCGGGAAAATAGGGTGGTTCGAATCATCAAAATATCAGGATGGTACGCCTGTCGCCTATATAGCAGCGATACATGAGCATGGCGTTCCTGAGAAAAATATCCCGATGCGCGCCACCGTGCGTCCAACAATCCAAGCGCAGCGCACTCAGTGGGCCAAGCTAACGCAAGTAGGAATCACAGGCATATTTCGTGGCACCGAAACCTCCACATCAGTTATGGAAAAAGTCTCTGCTAAAGCTGCCGCTGACATCCGCAAGACTATTTCACAACTATGCACGCCACCTCTGAAGGTTAAGACAGTAAAAGCACGCTTAAGTAGCAAATTAGGTGGCAAAAAGCAGGGAAGGGTGGTCTCACTAACCATTGCTAAACCGCTAGTCGATTCCGGGGTGCTTTTAAATACGCTCACCCATATTGTGGAGGACAAGCCATGATGCCAGGCTCTAATCTGCTTAGCTTCGCCTTGTCTGTCATCAGTCGGCAGCGCATCGAATATTACCGATTTATCGGACGCGAGACGAACGAGGTAGGTATCGATGTAAATAGATATGCGCCGCCCGTCACACTAGACGGTAGCGTGCAAGCAATAGACCGCAACCTATATCAGTACCTCGGGCTGGATTTTCAGAAACGATACATTCGCCTCTATGCATGCACCGAATTACAAGACGTAGCCCGAGATCGGTCAAGCGATCAGATTGAATTTATCGGTCAGCGTTATCAACTACTGTCAGATGCCGACTGGTTCAATATTGACGGATGGGGCGGTGCGCTCTGCGTACAACTATGACAGACAACCAATTATTCCGTCTCATGCTGCCGTTGATTCATGACGGACTGCGTACGTTGGGCATCGCCGATTTAGCTATCAAACAGCAATACCAACCTACACAACAAGGCATGCCAAGCGGCCCGGCGATATTCCTACATAAGATTGGCGATTACCGGTATGGCTACCCGCAGCGAAAAAGTGTCTGGGATCACGAATCTAAGAAATTCGTCCATATGGAATCAATATGGATGCAGACTTCATTTCAAGTCAATGCATTGGTACCCCAAAACCCGGAGCAACCTGACTTACTGACGGCATCAGACCTATTAAACCTGAGCGCGATAGTTTTGCAAAGCGATGCCACTCGCCAGGCATTACAAAAGCATGAGCTAGGTATCTATCGCGTGCAGGATATTCGCCAGACTTACTTCATTAACGATCGGCAGCAATTCGAGGCCAGTCCCTCATTTGATTTCACGCTTACCCATAGGCACACAATTAAAAGCTGTGTGCCGTTAGTCGAGACGTTCGAGCAGAAAATTTATCGCGTTTAGGAGCCATACATGGCGATTCGATTTCCCAAATACGTTGACATTACCTCCAGTGTCGGTGCCGCAGCTGGTGTGCGGCGACGTGACCTTATCGGGCGTTTCTTTACAACGAATGCATTACTGCCACCGAAAGCAATAGTCGAATTCGATAACGCCGATGATGTCGGCCGCTACTTCGGTACCGTATCTGAGGAGTATGCACGAGCATCCTTCTATTTCAGCTGGATCTCGAAAAACATTACGCGCGCGCAGAAAATTAGCTTTGCACGCTGGGTTGATGCTGCAACGGCCCCAATGATTTTCGGGGCAACTGTTACCGCGCCGTTATCCCAATTTAAGGCTATGACTGCAGGCGAGTTCACGTTGCAACTCGGTTCAGACATCAAACTCATATCGAAGATGTCTTTCGAAGACGTAATGGGTTATGCCGACGTGGCATCGATCGTGCAAACTGCGATCCGAGCCAAAGGTACCGGCCCGTTGTGGAAAGGTGCTGTTGTCAGCTTCGATGCGCTTAACAGCCGTTTTAATTTCACGACCGTGAACACCTCCACCAACGCGAAAATCGCCGTCGTGGCGGGTACGATTAACAGCATGCTGGGCTGGGATGAGCGCGCCATCTTCGCCGATGGCTCTGCATCTGAAAGCATTAGCGATGTGCTCACCAATTCAACGGACACCTCCAACAACTTTGGTTCATTCACATTCATACGAGCACTCTCAGCAGATGAAACAGCAGAAGCTGCCAAATGGAATGCCGCACAGAATGTGATGTACCAATTCCATACACGTGTTCTATCCGCTGACACATCGGCCTATTACGATGCGCTTAAAGGTTATGGAGGTACCGGCCTGACGCTTGCTGGCGCCACAGGAGAATACCCCGAGCAATTCCCGATGATGATCCTCGCGGCAACAGACTATAGTCGCCGCAACTCGGTTCAGAATTACATGTTCCAGCAGGCAGCGCTCACGCCTAGCGTGACAACGACGCCTGAATCAGATCGTTTAGATGCCCTGCGCATCAACTATTACGGCCGCACGCAAACTGCTGGCCAGGTACTCGACTTCTATCAGCGCGGCGTACTAATGGGTGGCGCCAGTGCGCCAACGGATATGAATGTGTACGCAAATGAGCAATGGCTAAAAGATGCTGCCGGTAGCGCGATTATGGAATTACTGATGTCGCTTGCGAAAGTGTCAGCCAATACTCAAGGGCGCAGCCAGTTGATTGCGACGTTGCAGAGTGTCATCAACATGGCCTTATTCAACGGCACGATCAGTATCGGCAAAGATCTAAACAACACGCAACAACTGTATGTGACAAGCATGACAGGCGACCCTGACGCATGGCGGCAGGTGCAAGCTATCGGTTATTGGATAGATTGTGTGATTCAGTCTGTCGTTACTCAAGATGGCCGCACCGAATACAAGGCGGTTTACACCTTTATCTACAGCAAGGACGATGCTATCCGTAAAGTGGAAGGCTCGCACGTGCTGATCTAACTCACTCGCCAGGAGCAACGATGGAAAACATTTCTGGCTTCGGCCTCATGGTGCAGATACGTGCATCTAAAACCTTTCCCACTGGATTTACTGTCACACAGTTCGCTGATGATGGTGATCCGTTCGATATACCAAGTATCCAGGTTAACGACAAAGCGATGGGACTTAACGGCGATTTAATCACCTGGTCTAAGGCTAATCCCATCTCAGTTACGCTCAACCTAATTCCTGCGAGTGATGACGACAAAAATATGTCGATCTTGCTTGAAGCGAACAGGGTGGGGCGAGGCAAACAAAGTGCAAAGGACGTGATCACCATGACGGCGATTTACTCGGATGGCCGCCCCCCCTTAACCCTAACGGAGGGCGTGATTACTGACGGCATGCCAGCTAACAGCGTAGGCAGCGCTGGACGCATGAAAAGCAAGCCATATATCTTTGCATTCGAAAATCGCACGGGGGCGCAATGAGCCCGCTGCTTGAACCTAAAGAAATCACCCTTAAGACAATGGCGGGTGAGGATCTTACGTACATCCTATCGAAATTTCCCGCCATCGCAGGCCGCGAAATTGTGTCGCAATACCCAATAAGTGCAGTACCAAAACTAGGCGATTACAAAACCAACGAAGCACTCATGCTAAAGATCATGAGCTTTGTCGCAGTGTCAGCTGATAACGGCGAGTTGCGCTTATCGACCGCCGCGCTAGTTGACAACCATGTGCCGGACTATGAAACGTTGATAAAGATCGAGTTTCACATGATGGACTACAACACGTCTTTTTTCTCAAGCGGAAAGGTCTCGACTTTCTTAAGCAATGTCGAGGACAAAGCGGCAGCGTGGATTACCAAAACGTTGATGGACTTGTCGGAGCGATTCTTTCTGAAGGACGTGCCACGCTCCAAGAACTGAGAACGACATACACCCTGGAGGATGCCTTCATTCTTTGGGAAAGCATCGCCATTCCTCGCTATAACGAATGGCTCGTCGCTGAACACATTAAACGGACATCAAAATGAGCATCCTGGAAACTTTCTACATTCTGTTTGATTCCGATGCGAAGGAAGTCAAGAAGGGATCGGAGGAAGCTCAAAAGGCAACTGATAATCTCGAAAAGAAAATCAAAGGTGCTGATCTAGCCGCAACGCAGCTCGGCAAATCATTTAAATCTATGCTTGGCATAGCCACGCGCGCGCTCGCGGGGGCCTTATCGGTCGGCGCTCTGGTTGCAGGGGCTGCACACGCCGTAGCTGATGCTGGTGAGATCAGTAAAAGTGCCGACGCACTAAAGGTAGAAGTCGATACGTTACAAGCGTGGAGCGAAGCAATCAAACGGGCTGGAGGGAATGGACAAGAATTTAGAAAATCGCTTATCGGTCTCAACGAAAAGCTCGCTGAATTCGCAAAAAACGGTAAGGGGGAGATCGGGCCAGTATTGCAGCAGCTCGGCGTAAATTTTCATCATCTAAACGGCACCGTTAAGACCGCGCCACAATTGCTGTTGGATGTCGCTAAATCATTTGAACATCTGAGCAAAGCAGAATCTGCCGAACTGGGTAAGAAAATGGGGCTGGATGAAGCCACCATTGCCTTACTCCAAAAAGGCAAACAAGCTATCGAAGACCAGATCAAGCGACATAAAGAACTTGGCGTGCTGAATAAAACCGACTCGCAACTCGCAAAACAGTATACCGAGCAACTCGGCAAAACCAAAGTCGCGTTAGGCGATCTTGGACAGGTTTTCCGATACACGTTCACAACAGTTGCGACTATCGTTATGCCAACCCTGACGTGGCTACTCAATAAATTTGAGGCAATCACAATCTATCTGACCAATCACAGTAGTCTAGTTAAGGGGTTTTTCATCGGACTTACGGCAGTGCTGACAACAATGTACTTGCCAGCGGCTTTAAGCGCGGCAGCCGCAACCCTTGCACTTGTGGCTCCCTATCTTTTGATCGGCGCTGCCATCGCAGCGGTAGGTACTTTATTCGCATTAGCCTATGAAGACGTGATGGCCTTTATTAACGGCAACGATTCGCTGCTCGGCGAGTTATTCAAGCGTTGGCCAAGGCTCGGCAAAGCAGTGTCTGCAGTGGCAAGTATTTTCGCTTATCTATTTGAGGTGATAAATGCTGGACTCATTTTCATCGTAACGCTATTTATCCAGCCAGAAAAAGCGCTCCGGCGTTTCTCAAGCACTTCACAAGCTGCATTCGATAAGCTGCTAAATAGAATACCCGCACTCAAATCCGCCATAACCAAAATCGGCAATGTATTTAACCAAGTTGGCAGTACAGTTAAGTCTGCCTGGAACGGTATCGCTGATGCAATCGAAACGGTGATCGGTGTGGCCTCACGCGCACTTAAACTCATCAGCGGCGCACTGAATCAGGTGAAATCATTTCTTGGCATCGGCAATGCTGCGCCTGCACAAAGCAGCAACACCCTAAGCACTGCCACAACCTCAGCCAATCGAGCCAGTGTGATTGCTGGTAAGCAGGCACTGGCTGTTACCTCAACACCGCTTTCCGCGCAAACCTCGAATAGCATCACGCACGCGAATCGCAGTACGAGCAAGAACACAAGTGTGCAAACCGGGCCGATCACAATCAATACGCAGGCGTCAGATGGTGCTGCGATCAAACATGAATTAAGCCGCGAATTAGGTCAGGAATTAAGTACGACATTAAATCATTTCGATGATGGGGTAGCGGCATGATCACGGGATTTATTCCAACCGCGGCTATTGATGTTGTAGGCGTGTTTGCTGCAGACTTCCAGCAGCTATTCATTGATGCCCGGCCAATAAAGGCAAGCGTCAAAGAAGCATCCAAAACAATGGAGCATGCAGTTGAGTCAGGAGCAACGATTACCGACCACCGGATCATCCTGCCTGTCGAGATCGAGCTGTTAATGATGTTGTCTTCGACGGCTTATCGAGACACCTATCGGCAAATCCGTGAAATGTACTTGAAAGGTCAAACCTTGACGATACAAACCAAGTCAGGCAGTTATTCCAACATGCTGCTCGCCGAAATACCGCACGATGAAGACCCGGATACATTCGACTCCATCATGCTCACATTAAAGCTAAAAGAAGTTTTGCTGGTTACGGCTCGGTATGAACAACTGCCAGCCTATAAGGTCAAGAATAAGACACACGCTTCAACCGTTCAGCGCGGTGAGCAAGCGGGAAAATCGAAAAAAAATAAATCGACGCTTTACAACATCTTGTTTTAATTTAATTCCCATGATTCAAATTCCGCTCGATGCGATTCCAAATCAATCGCTATCGATTCGGCTCGATGGTCGCCGTTACGAAATCACCGTACAAGCGACGTCAGGCGTCATGTCGGCCACTATTGTTCGCGACGGAACGATGCTAGTGCAAGGCATGCAGTGCGGTGCTAGCGTGCTACTGCTGCCGTTTCGGTATATGGAAGATAACGCTGGGAATTTCGTGTTTATGACTGGTAATGGGGAGTATCCAGACTACACAAAGTTTGATAGCACCCATGAGTTACTGTACGTGAGCAACGCAGAGTTAGAGGTGATCCGTGGATAAGCTTGACCCACGCATCATTCGCGTCGGCATCGAGATTAACGGTGTACTGAAGATCTATGACGATCTGGCCATCAGCGCCAGTGGCTCCAAATTCGCTAATGCGCTGCAAAACGAGGCTGAGGTTCGAGTCACGAATCTGTCGAGACCAGATCGTGAATATCTGCTAACCGAGACCAGTCCCTTCAATCAGAATCACACACCAAAGCGGATTGTATTAGAGGCAGGTCGTCGCTCGACCGGTGGATCACGGATGTTTATCGGCGATATTTTTAGCTGTCTGCCATCTCAGCCACCAGATATTACGCTGACATTCAAGGCGTCTACAGGACAATTCCAGAAAGGTAATGTCATCGCGCGCAGCCAGGCAGTGACAGCCCCAATGTCTACCATCGCGCGTCAAATCGCAGGCGATCTCGGGCTGACATTGCGTTTTGAAGCAATGGAAAAACATATCGCCAACTATGCGTTTGTCGGTAGCGCACTAAAACAGATAGATCGCCTGGGTGAGGTCGGTGGAGTCAATGCCTACGTCGATGATGACACACTGATCGTAAAAAACTACAACGTCGCGTTGCGAGGTGAGGCGCGTGTGTTAAGCGAAGCTACCGGCATGATTGGTATCCCGGAAATCACTGAGCAAGGTGTAAAAGTTAAGTATCTGTTTGATACAACAACTCGTCTAGGGGGCGCACTAATTATCAATAGCAAGCTCAACCCGGCAGCATCCGGCGATTACATCATCTACAAATTAAATTTTGAACTTGCCAATCGAGATACGCCTTTCTATTGGATCGCAGAGGCTAAACGCGCAGGTACACATTAATGAGTGATTACGCAATTCCTAGTCATGATCCAGCCAATACAGGCGGGTTAGCCGGTACGCTACGCGAAGTATTCAAAAAACTGATGCAGGGTGTCGATGACATGTTGCCTGCGAAGATCGTCACCTACGACCGTAGACGTAACGTAGCCACCGTACAGCCGCAGGTCATGGTGCTGACAACGGAAAACCAAACACTATCCCGCCCTACACTAGCTAGCGTACCAGTACTCGCACTCGGCGGTGGCGGTTTCGTCATGAATTTTCCTCTCAAGCCCGGTGACACCGGATGGATCAAGGCCAGCGATCGAGATATTTCACTGTATCTGCAATCCAATTCAGAAGCTGGACCAAACACGCAGCGTTTGCATTCTTTCGCCGACGGTTTGTTCATCCCAGATGTGATGCGCAACTACGCCATCACTGATGAAGATGAAGCCAACGCAGTGCTGCAAAGCGTGGACGGCTCGGTGCGCGTGGCACTCTGGACAGACAAGATTAAATTGACAGCGCAGACCATCGAACTGAATGCAGCAGAGGTGAACTGTACTGGCAATTTGACAACCAACGGTCGTGTGACCGGACGTGGCGGCGTGACCTTTGGCGATACGCCCGCCGAATCACACCGACATAGCGGCGTTGAAAGCGGTAGAGGCATAAGCGGAGGCCCTGTTTGAAAAGCTTAGCAACCAATCAGCAAAACGATCTCTATCTCGATGGCAATGGCATGCTCGCTATTGCACATGACCTAGAAGCCATCAAACAAAACTGTCAACACGCAATGCAAGCACAGTTAGGAGAAATGGTGTTCGCCTTAGATCGCGGTATGCCAACAATGGATGCAGTGTGGCACAACACAAACTTGGTGCAATGCGAAGCCTATGCTCGCCAGACATTACGTGCCATTGCTGGCGTACTCGAAGTTACCGCTTTTACTGCTGATCTTAAAGATGGTGTGCTGCACTATCGCGCAACCATCCAAACCATTTTCGGCACAACTGAACTTACCAATCATGGCTAAAACCTACGACTATTTGACGCGCACAGGCGTGATTGTGCCAGACACATCTGCTGTACTGGACACAGTGCAGGATGAATGGCGTAGCGTATTTGGTAATGATCTATCCATGAATGCGGAGACGCCACAAGGTGTGCTCATTACTGCTGACACGCTCGGGCGTAATGCTGTCATTCGCAACAATGCCCTTCTCGCTAATCAGATCAATCCCAACCATGCAGGCGGCGTATTTCTAGATGCAATCTGCGCACTAACTGGATTAGAACGGGCACAAGCTACCCGTTCGACTATCGCCAATGTTCAGCTGACAGGTCTTCCTCATACAGTTATCCCGCCAGGTAGGCGGGCGCGTACCCAAGCAGGAGATTTATTTGAAACTACGGATACCGTGGTATTAGCGCAAGATGGGACGGGGACAATCAACTTTCGCTCAGTTGAATACGGGGCAATCACAGCACCTGCTAGCACACTTGTGCATATCGTCGATAGCGTACTCGGCTGGGAAACTGTCAATAACAGCGAAAGCGCAACGCTTGGGCAACCCGAACAATCTGATGCAAGCCTAAATAGGCAGCGCAAGCGCACCCTAGCATTACAAGGCATCTCAATTTCTGAGGCGATCACATCTGCACTTTATGCAACAGATGGCGTAAAGAGTCTGCAATTTAGAGAAAACACAGAAAGCGTGGCACGGATTATCGATGGCGTATCGATGAAACCCCACTCAATTTGGGTATGTGTTGAGGGTGGGGCAGACATTGATATTGCCCAGGCGTTACTGAAAAACAAGAGCGCCGGTGCTGGTTGGAATGGTGCGGTGAGCGTCGAGACCATCGACTCCATTTCAGAACAAAAATACACCATTTTGTTTGATCGCCCAACGCCACGCTATTTTTTAATACGCGTGATAGTACGCGTAGGTTCTTCGGTAACCGATCCACAAACTACCGTGCGCAACGCAATCATTGCTTACGCAGAAAACCAGTTTGAGAATGAAGCTGGCTTTATGGTTGGCACTAGCGTGTCGCCATTCGAACTGGCAGCCGCTGTCAATCGCTATGTGCCCGATATTTATGTACAGCGCTTGGAAATATCTAACCTTGCGCCACTTGACTATGTAACGACAGAAATTCCACTCGAAATTTGGGAAAAAGCATTCATCACACCTTCGGCTATCCAAGTGATCGTGCTATGAAAATTCAATCTTTCGATTTCTCAATCGATCTTTTGCAAGCGCTGCTCTGGCAATACAACGACGCCGATAAGCTGCGGGGGTTGCTTGAGCGTAAGCAAGCTTGGTATGAGCAAAACCATACCGATTTCTGGAAAAAATGGGTGCAGGATGTTTTTGACTTGCGTACTGCCAATGATTTTGGGCTGTCAGTCTGGGCAATATTACTTGGCGTACCGTTAAGCGTCACAGTCAATCCGACCAAGCCAGGAGCGCCAGTATTTGGATTTGGAACCTCTAATCAGAATTTCGGGCATGGAAGCTTTGGCAGCAAATCATCCTCAACGGTGAAACTGACTCTTGAGCAGAAGAGAGTTGTATTGCGACTGCGCTACTTCCAGCTCGTTTCACGCGGCACGATTCCCGAAATCAACCGCTTTATGAAAATGCTATTAGGTGAGCAAGGCCAAGTTTATGTGCTCGACTCTAACGACATGTCATATGTCATCTATGTTTTTTCTTATCAGCCCAGTCCAAGTCTAATTTTCGTACTAGATAGCTACGATCTATTGCCACGCCCGGGGGGAGTAGGGGTGCGGCGTCGCGTTGTGACACGACCCTCTTTTGGCTTCAGCGAGCATTACAAAAATTTTACTCACGGAACATTTGCGGAGTGACGCATGCAACAAAGACTTTTCATCAAACCATTTGCTACGGCAGGCGACCGTGAAAAAGTACCAAACGATACACAAGCTACCGGCGATGTCAGCTATGAGCAAGGCTATGGGTACGACTATCAGCGCGACCAAGCAACTGACCCGCTCGCCAAGCCCATTGAGCGCAACAAACACAATGCACTGCTTCACGACATTACCGAGGCGTTGCAGCAATATCAGATGTTTGGAATCCCTGAATGGATTACGGAGCCGGATAACGGAGGTAAAGCTTACCCTTATGCAAAACGCACACGCGTGCGCTACCAGGCAAACAAAGCAGCTCCTTGGGAGGTATACGAATCCCTTGTCGATAACAACACTGCTGTGCCGAGTGATACGACAAAGTGGGCCATTGTCGTATCAACGGTAGCTTCTCAAGAGCAGGCGCTTGCTGGCACCGATAATGGCACCGTCATGACGCCGTTACGCGTTGCCCAAGCCACGGCTAATAAACAACCCACTCTAGGCTATACGCCCGTTCAACAAGGAACGGGCATTGATCAAAAATCGAATGCTGTCAAAATTGGCTGGTCTAAACAAGGCAAGCTCAAGGCAACGGTAGACAATACCGATCAGGGAAATTTCGTCTTCGATAATCAGCTTGCTAATTATGTAAGCATTGATTATGCGGATAAACACTACCTCAAGCCAAAAGACGCAGATAACCGTTACCTGACACCTGAACAAGGTGATGAGCGCTATTGGAAACGAGATGAAAAATTATTTCCCGAAAGAGGTAATGGCTATCAAGCACTGCCTAACGGTTTGATTATCCAATGGGGATATATCGAAAAGCCTAATCCTCGTGGGACGATGATTAAGTTCCCGATTACTTTCCCTGAAGCTGTGTTCTCAATTGTTGCCACGGGCGCTGATGGCGAAAAACATTGGGAGGAGACGGTTAATGTGAAGCCTCAAGATAACGGAAATTTCAACCTATATATAGCTTTCGGCGCTACTGGCAGGGTTTCTGTCCCCTGTTTTTGGATCGCATTGGGTTGTTAAAGAAGGAGACCAATCGATGACGTTGTATTACTCAGCAAGAACCGGCGGATTTTACGATAGCCACCTACATAAAACGCTACCGCATGATGCGATAGAAATCAGTACACAAACGCATCAAGCCTTGCTTAAGGATAACGCACAAGGCGCGCAGATTGAGGCTAATGCAGAGGGCTATCCGCAAGCCGTTTTCCCAACTCAAAATCAAATGCTAGCGTTAGCAAAAGAAGCAGCGCTTGCTCGCTTAACTGATATGACCCGCTCCCAACTTCAACAAGCCATAGGTGCATCTGATGAGAGCGAGATCATGATTTGTTTATATCAATACCGCACCGCGCTAGCGATACAAGCAGGTACAGCCACACAAGATGAGCAAACCGCTTTTGAAAGAGAAATTGAAGCATGCGCGCTTAATGAGAGCTTGGAAAGTTTTTGCACCGACGTCTTAAATAAAGGTGCACGTCTGATGCAGATCATAGGTATCACGCAAGGATTAAAGCATCGCGCGGCCCAAACGATTAACCAAGCCAGCTCTCAAGCAGAGATAGAAACGTGTGAACAAGATTTTAAGAGTCGTTTAACCCTAGCATTGGCCTCTGTCATGGAGCATGTATGACTTTTTATCTTTCTCTTGCGCTGTATCCATTACTGGCGCTCCTCTCCTTATTCTTTACTGCATTAGCGATGCTTGGCGTGAACTGGTGGGCACCGTTATTCGCCGATGCGCACGGCAATCTACCCTGTTGGCTTAAATGGTTTCACTCCTTCGATGCTTCACTTAATGAGGCGTGGGAAGGTGGCTATCTTGCCCCATCATGGGGAGCGTCACCGTTTAAACGCTACCTCGCGCGCGTCTATTGGCTTTATCGTAATCCTGTTTATGGCTTTGATTATTGGCTATTTGGCTTGCCTTTTTTAGCTAAAGAGTGGCGTGTGATTCGTTACGTCGAATCATCCCAGCTGGTGTTGTTTATTGCGGTTGGCAATGGGTTTAACGTTTATTACCACGGTCGTTTAGGCATGCTCAAGTTGGGTTGGAAAGCCTGGAATTATTGGGAAGGTCGAAGCTGGAGAAAAACACCGTGGGGGCCGCAATGGCGCGTACCGCTTTGTTGTTCAATTAATCCTTTTAAGCGGCGTGGTTAAGTCGAAATTGATCGAGGGACTAAGAAATGGCCGAACCCCTTTCTTCTAGCTCAATGGCAACCAGCCTAGCGTTGGCTTGCGGTGTGAGCTTAGCTAGCTTGCTGCCTGGGATGGATGGTAATGCGTTAGTGGGCGCGTTTGCCGGTGCAGCAGTATTTGTGCTGCATGCGCCGTTGTTACGGGCTGCACTGCGTATGAGTTACTTTGCATTGTCGATGGTTACGGGCTATTTAGCGGCGCCAGAGTTAATCCAGTGGTTGCCTATTCATGAGCACGGTATTTCAGCTTTTATTGCCTCAGCCGCGGTGATCACAGTTACCCATAAAGGCTTAGATGCGCTTAATAAATTGGATTTACTCGAATGGCTTAAGCGCTGGAGGCAATCTAAATGAATGAGTTGCTTTTGATGCTGAATATGCTCGCTGCGTTGGGCATTACGTTGCGTCTACTCACTTACCAGCATAAGGAAAAATCTCATAATTGGCGTATGGCGCTTTTCTCTTATGGACTCATTGTGGCCTGCGGTGTAACCGTGATCCGCACTATAACGGGGCAATATGCAGGACCGATTGATTTATCTGAAGTGGTACTCAAATTTGCCTTATTTCTCGTGATATGGCGTGTACGAGGCGATCTTGCTTGTCTAGTTTACTCAGGAAAGCGTTATGAATGATCAGCAAATCAAATTGCTTATCGCCGAACTAAAGCGCGATGAAAACGTGCTGCTTAAGCCTTATCTAGACTCAGTGGGTAAGCTAACGATTGGCACAGGGCGAAATCTAGATGAGGTGGGGATTAGTCTCGATGAAAACGGCTATTTGCTGATGAATGATATTAGTCGTGTGAAGCGAGAACTCGATCAACAGCTTCCGTGGTGGCGTGAATTAGATGCTGCGCGTCAGCGTGTTCTGATGAATATGGGCTTTAATCTGGACATTACAAAGTTACTTGAATTTAAGCGCACACTCCAATTTATTCAAAGTGGTCAGTATGAAGCAGCGGCGATAGAGATGTTAGCCTCAAAATGGGCTAATCAAGTGAAGCGACGTTTGGTGCGCTTAGTAAATATGATGAAACTAGGGCAAGCATGATCGGTTGGCTAATTCGCCTTATCTGTGGGTCAAGATTTACAGTTACTGCCCTGTTGATCCCTCTAACTTTCGGTACTGCTGCGTGGCAATTCCAAGCAATGCGCTATAGCGGCAAACTGGCTCATGCTGAAGCAGCGCTTGCCACTTATCAAGCTCAAGTAGCGACAGCGCAAGCGCAGCTAACTGAAGCACAAGCTAAGGTCGTGACAAAAGTAGAAGTGCAGTATCGAGACCGTATCAAAGTGGTCAAAGAAAAAGGCGAGACGATTATTAGAGAGGTGCCTGTTTATGTTACTGAACAAGATGCTTCCCGCTTTGGCGTTAATGTTGGCTTCGTGCGCGTGTACAACGCCGCCTTTACGGGCGAATCTGCCGGATCCGCCACTGAGTTTGACCGAGAACCCGCCAGCCTTTCGCTTACTGAGCTTGGAGAAGTCAGTGCCTTTAACGCCGGAGTATGTCGACAGTGGCGGGAGCAGGCGTTAGGGTGGAGAATATTTTATCGGCGGTTGCAGGAGATGGAAGATCAGTATTGAGATAGGCCACTAAATTTATTTGCCTCTGAAGGAGCAATTCAAGGCCATCGTCAAACGTGCTTTGAATTAAGTGCTCTC